TTGCCACCCATACTTCTTTAGATCATCGTCATCAAGTCTACCTGAATAGTATTCCACTTTGATCTTTTTCATTCTATGGTAATCGAACATTGTCTTTTTGCTGAGCAATGTTTGCTCAGTGAGTATCTTAGTGTATCGTGAGTGTAGAATTGGAATCCTTAGAATTTCTTTTCCAGGTTCTGTATCGTCAACCTTGGAGTCTTTTTCCCACATCTCAATCACAGTATCTATGGTTGTAGTCATGACAAAATACCAGAATAAATTTCAAGTATTATACTCTATAGTCTTTCCAAAGTAAAGTAAGAATAACGGAACAATGCATCACAAATCATTGTGTTCTCTGGAGTGAATTCTTCACTCAGATCGATAGCGCCAACTGAAATTGGAAACAGATCTTTGAATTTGAATCGAATATTTGGATTATTCTTGTTTGTGTTTATAGTCAGGATGGCGTCACTGTATTGCGGCATTTGATCAATCAAGGCATTTTCTCGCAATTTAGCAACCATCGCATCCCTTCTCAATTTCGATAGATTTTTGTATTGATCAAAATTTTCAGGGAATGTCATCGCAGTGATCCAATCATACAGACTCTGCCATGATTTATAGTCTTCATCAACAAGAAAAGAGACCCTAAATTCATCATACTGTATCTTATCGCCAGGAAGTGGGAGATCAGTGAATGGTGTGGGGAACACCGTTGGCGACATAGAAACGCCAGGAATATTCACACTCTGACAGAAAAACGTTACTTCAGGAATTCGATTGAATGCAAGCCTATACTTGTTACCAAGAGCTAGACTTTGATTTTCTGGTCTAAATGGTCTTTCCATATTGACTCCGCGATGATATATTATTTATAAACAAAAAAAGGGGAGCCGAAGCTCCCCTTTGAATGGGGAGAGAATCCTCTCCCCGATCACTTGTAATTATTATTACTTCAGATTTGTGATCTGGAACTTGCGATAGTAAACGTTTACGTTGTTCTCGAGTGTTCCATTCGAAGCAGTTGCTCCCTTGGAGAATGGGTTCGCGACCATGCCGTAGCGGGTCTTGAAGCCAATCTTTGGCTGGAAGCTGTCTGGATCGATCGCACGAACCATTTGCAGTGGGACGTATGGGCAGTAGAACAGACCAGCGTCATACACAGCAGTTCCCTTGTAACCAGTTACGACATAGTCATAGTTGGAAACAGAGTATGGGTCGATGAAGACCTTGATGCGACCGAACAGGGTACCAACGAAGGTATTGCCAGTTGGATCAACTTCAAGATTCGTTTGACCAGTTAGACCTGATTGATAGTCAAGAAGACCTGACATCGCCAGAGCAGATGCAACGTCGCTTGAGCAAATAATCATATTGCCCTTGCCTCTACGTGTATCTCTCGCGATCTTGTTAGAGTCGCGCTCGATTGCGAAAATCAGATTCTTGAACTTCTCAACCTGCCAACGACCGTCAGCAACTGCAGTTGAATTGAGGTTCATTACGCCTGAATCGTTTGGACCGCCGACTTTAGCTGATGAGTAGATTGAACGAACAACTTCTCTGTTGATTTCAGCAAGAATTTCTGTTGACAGAATATTGCTTAGTTCAGTCTCTGCATCCAGACCATGAATTGCCTTCAGGTCTTGTGCTAGTTCGATTGAGTAGGAAGCCTTCAGTGCACGAGTCTTAGCTGTAACAGTGACTTTCTCGATTGAGAAACCCATGCTAGCAGAGATATCGCCTTCACCAGTTGCTGTTGCCAGACCAGTTCCAGTGTTTGCCAGTAGGAAATTAGCATTGTCAGCTGGGTTTACTGCATCCAGTACTAGATGTGAACCTGTACCAGAAAATGCAGTGTTGGCTTCGTTATAGAGAGCTTCGTCGCCTGACTGATCAGTGAATGTTGCTCTCATGGCGAAAATAAGACCAGTTGGTCCATTCATTGGCTGAACGCCGCAGATGTCATATGCCATCAGATTTGGCAGTGCACGACGAATCAGGCTGATCAGAATTGGATCATAACCTGCTCGTGGGCTGTTGCCGTCTGCTTGGGTGTAACCAGTGACGTTCTGTGGAGTATCTTCATTGATCATGCCGAAAAGATTGTTTTCTTCTCTGAACGCTTTTTCTTGATTCTCCAGAATTGCCGCAGTGACTGCACGACGGTGTGTGTCGCCAATCTTTGGGAGTTCAGGATGGTCAAGAACTGGCGCCCACTTTCTTTGTAGAGTTTCTGTTTGAAACATAGTAGTGTGCCTCTTTATTTTACAATAGTTCTTGAAATAGCTTTGACATAATCATCCATTATCTGAGAAGTAACTTCAGGTTCAACGCCTTCTGGAACTTCTTCATTCAATGTTTCGATCATAGTTACCTGATGATCGGTTTCACTTCTCTTTGTGAAATAACTCTCTTTGATTAGTTCGAGCTTATTTCTATACTCACCATCTGCGGTGAACTCTATGCCCTCTGCGAGCGTCTTCATCTTCTCAACTTGTGTGGAGGTCAGTCCTTCACAAACTGAGAGGAGAATTTCTTTCTTATCAGATTCTTTAATGACTGTTCTCATTTCAATGATTGTATTCAGAGCTTCATTTAGATCTGATGTCAGTTCTTCAACTTTATCTGAAAGATCTTTTACAACATCAACCTTATCTTCTGGAATGTCAATGTAGTTCTCAACAAACAGATTGCGCAGACCATTCATGAAATCTTCAACGATTTCTGATCGCAGACCTGATTGGATTGATACTTTATTATCTTCCTTCCACTCTTCTACAACATAACCAAGATATTGATTGATTTGTTCTTCAAGTTCTGTTTTGATTTCTTCAACTGATTCTTCAGCTGCAGCTAGAATGTCAGCTTCTAGTTGTTCAGCAACAGTAACTGCACGAGCAATGACTGCTGATTCGAAGATAGTTGCAGCTTTGGTCTTGAACTCTTCAGAAAGTTCTTCACCATTGAACAGAGCATTCATATCTTCTTCGATACCAATTGCTTTGATCTTTTCACGAATAATTTCTGCCTTTGCTTCTTTAGCTTGAGCCAGAGCAGCTGCAGCTTCTTCTTCTGTCAGTTCAACTTCTTCTGATTCTTCTTGTGTTTCAACTTGCTCTTCTTCATCAAGTTGAGCCTCAAGTTCTTCAAGTTCTTCTTCAGTCAAAGAATTTAGGAATTCGTCGAGTTCTTCTTCTGTCAACTCGAGTTCTTCTTTTTCTTCTTCTTCTTTTACTGCTCCATGAGATAGTTCAGCAGCAACTGGCTTATCTGCCAATCTTGCTGGCGCTTTGTTGGCATTGGCTGCAGCTTTTTTGCCAATCTCATCGCCAGCTGGATTTTCATTTGTTGAACCGCCGAGATCTACGACCTCGCCTGGGAGTTTGCTTGGACCTTCAGCTGGCGCATTTTTTTGTGAAGAACTCAAAATTTCAGCGGCAGCTTCTGCTAGTGTTCGAATAGTCATGGAATATACTCCTGTTGTATATTGTTATTTATATTTTTTATAATTTTGAAAGAAAATTTGCAAATTGACGCAATTTGATTTCTTCCAATTGACTTCGCTTCGCTCTTATGATTTCATTCTTCATTTGCTCAACTTCCATTTCGCAAAGAACGCCATTGACAAAAACCCACTCTTTGTTTTCCATTATACCCTGAACGAAAGCGCCTGGTGCGGAAGGATCCGCTACTATATCTGCCGCTGTGGCAAGATAATAATCGTCTTGAACCACGTTAACGCCGTTCTCTACTTTCAGAGAACCCATCCCACGTGAAGATACACCAAGAGTTGCACCACCTTCTAGAAGTGACTTTGCAATCTTACCCATTGGTGTTTCAAGAATTTTTGCTTTGCCAACGAAGATATTACCTTCTTGGCGTAAATCTGTAATGAGGTGCGAAACTCGATCCAGATTGATTGATGGCGAATCTGGATGACCAAGTTCACCGAACGCACGATTCTTTTGAACATACTCTTCATTATAGCGATTGACTTCATTCTTTAATGTATGTTCTCTATAGATACGACCGTTCTTATTCTTGGTTTCCGCCACAAGAAAAGGACCCTGAATGAATAGCGTTTTTACGCCATTCTTTTCTTCAGAAATGACCTTCACTTCTTCTATTGTTTCTGTTATGAGTTTCATCTACTATAACCCCATTGACTTTCTTTTTTGTAGAGATCTTCTTCGTTTGATCAAAGATCTGACGAGTTTTGCTCTTCTTTTTACCTTAGCTCTTCTTGCGCCCATTTTACGTCGCAATCTCTCAGCAGGCTTCATTCTAACCATCTTTCCACCACGAATAGTGAATCCTTTAACAGCGGAAAGTTTTTTTCTTCTTTGAACTTTTCCACCACGAATACGAACCTTGACGACTTTAGTCCTACCGACTTTCATCACATTCGTAGATCTGGCTTCTGATATGAATTGTTTGAATGTTATCATTTTAGATTCTTGAACGCAAATTCAGAAACTTTGTTCAAATTTTCTGGAGTGGATGATATCATTGAGGAAAGTTTCTTTTGGTTTACTGGGTTCAGTTGATCGTGTAGGTCTAGAATATTTTTAGCAACTGTTGTTGTTACCTTTGTTGTTCCACCATTATCAAATACCACATCTTTCATTTCATTTCTTGCTACAACAGTTCGTAATTGTCGCAACACTTGCCCTTCGTTGATGTATTGTTCTGCTGTTACGTTAGCTACACTCTTACGTCCATATGGTACACTGAATGTCAATTTTAGCTTTGGATTGTAATATAATGCAACTCTTTCTCCTGTTGGAAAATCGCGAATACCTGTTCTCTTCAATACGAGAACAGGAGGTGGATCATTCAATCCCTCATTCAGCTCCCTATTGTAGGGAGCTTTATATTTTTCTCTGAGTTGCTGAAAATTCACTATTCGTTCATTCCTGCTAGTTTATTGGTTAGCATCAATATCTTCTTCTGCCGCCACCAAAATAACGCATTCCTCTATTCTTCAGTTCGTCGCGAACTGCATCATATTGCTCACCCAGCTTTTCCCAACCATCAATATAAATGTGCTTTTCACCTGTTTTCTTGTGCGTAAGCACAGCTTCATGACCTTCTGGCCACTTCTCATTATCTTCCATTTTTTCTACGTGAGCAGCTGCAGCATCTTTACTCTTAAATGTTTTAATAAACTTCTTAGCGAACGTATCACTTCGTTCGGCGTGAAGATCAAATTCTTCATTAACACTCTCTTCAATATTAAAGAATGATTGTGCAACAAGAATCTTCTCTTGCTCAATAGCAGAGACAACTTTTTCTGCCATTCTTTCTTCGAATGCAGCTTTGAATTCGATTGCATTTTTACTTGTTATTAAATCGATAAGTTTTGTCATTATTGTTCTCCAGAAAACAATTCTTGTTGAGCTTTAGTATTTATATCAGTGCCATTTTGCTGTTGATCTTGTGGTTGCTGTTGATCTTGAGGAATCTGATCTTGTTGTTGATCGTCACTTGAAACTGCTTGCATTTGTTGCTGCTGTTGTTGGTCTGTTTGGAATTCTTCATCCATCTCTTCTTGCATCTTTTCGATATCATCTTCATCCATATGGAGAACGTTCTCTTGAACCCACTTTTTAGAAAAGAATCGACCGATGTATGGATCAATCAATTGAAGAACCGCTAGTCTATTTTGTGTCAACTCAGCTTCTTTCAATTCATAGAAGTTGTTGTCTTTCAGGAAATCATAATGAATATCCTGCTTGAACTCTTCCCATTCTTCAAGAGAACAGATTCCTTTGAGTGCTAGTTGTCTAGACAATAGTTCGTCGAACAGAATACTGAAGCGATCTCTTAGTTTATTGATGAACTTCATAAACTTGAGTTCATCGCGTGTTATCTCAGTTGATCTACCAAGACTGAAACCATTGGTAGATTCTAATCTTGAAATAGGAACACCAAGTGACTTGTATAGTTTATTCTGAAAGTATTTTACGTCTTCCAGTTCACCAAGATTTTGACCAGATGGCAGTGTTGTAATTTCAGTGTTCTTATCACCATGTCGTGGAATCCAGAAATCCTCAAGGATTGATTGGAATCTTCTGTCGTCACGAACGTCACCAGTGATTGGATCGTATACCAGTTTGTTTCTAAACTTCATCATCATGTTTTGTAGATATTGCTCAGCCTTGATTCTTGGCATGTTGCCAACATCTACATAGAATACTCTTCTCTCTGGCGCGCGCGAGAGT